TTTACTCTAATATCTTGTGGTTGACTCTTTCCATTAAGACCGTTTACGCCAGCGTCTGTTGTTACATCTTCAACACCTTTGTACTGTTCGTCTGGTGAGTTATCATATTCCGGTGCATCACAACCGCAGTCTGCATTACCATTAATATTGTCATCAGCCTTCATTGCAGGAACGTTGTCAACATCTGGCATCATGTCAGGTGTTACAGGTTGCATACCTGCCAGTTTCATAATCTGTGCAATAACTGGTAAGTCTTCTGGTGAGTCAGCACTAATAGTAATTGACTCGTCTACTTTTTTCTTTTCTTTATCCTTGATTGCTTTTTTCATTGGCTCTTTTTTATTGCCATCTTTATCCATATCAAGAAAATCAGGTTTTGCTTTCTTTGCTTCTTCAACCGGAGCAGTCATTTTTTCAACATTTTCTAATGCATCTGAATGCACTTCAGGATTCTTTTCATTAATTTCTCTTAAACGTTTTAGTACGTCTACCATTTCGTATGACATTATTCTGCTCCCTGATTACGTTCTTTTTGTTCTTTTGCTAATTGCTGTAAAAATGTTTCTTTGCCTTTTTCAGTAACAACTAAATCATCCTTGTTTACAGCATCACCATCTTTGTACTCACCATCCATTAATTTTGACTCATATGGCTTATCTTCAGTTTCCTTTTGATATTCTTCATATGGTTCACCTGGCTTACGTACACGAATGTAATCTTGTTGTGTGTTTAAAGCGTCTGCTAGATAGTCACGTAATTCTTGTTGTGTAGTTGGATAGTTTAAAGTAGTTTCAAATACTGTTACTTCTGTATTTGTTAAATCAGGAAAATCTAAAGGAACATTTTGAATTGGAGTTTTCTTACCTGCAGATAGATTTGCAACATCAAATTTTTTCAATGCTACTTCTAAACTATCTTCAAAGTTTTCATCTAGACCGCCAGCAACTTTGATAACAAAATCATACTGTTTTGAGGCTTCTGCTAGATATTTTTTAAATGTGCCTACCATTAGTATTCTCCTTTAACTACGTTTATTTATCTTGATCCTTGTTTAAAATCTTCTCTAAAATGGCATTGCGATCCATAACTACATACCCTTCTGCGTCTATAGTATCCGCTTGATCGCCTGCTTTTTGATCTAAACTTTGTTTTTTAAGTTGTAATTCAACCATTTTTAACTTTTTATCTAATTTTTGACTCTTGGCGTCTATGGCATTTTTAAGCATATTGCTTGCTGTTTCAAATACCCTACCCGCATAACGTGATTCTACGTTCATGCCCAAATCCATTAGATCTTCATAACTCTGTTTTGCTTTTTCTGCTAATTCATCCAGTTCTTTGTCTGCTAATTCTCCAAGACCTTTGACCATAGGTAAAGCGGCAGATATCTTATCAAATTCTGCTATACTTCGCTCAAGGCTGACTGTTTCCTTTTTGACTTCCTTTGAAGGCTCTGGTTTTTCAACCTGCTCCATGGTATCTTTAATTTCTGGTAAATCTAGCAATTCTTCTAATTTCTTTGTCATAATAATACTTATCTTCTCTTGCCTTGGTGGAATAAATCTTTTTCAGTTATAACTCTAAACTGAATACCGTTTTGTTTACAGTATGCCGCGGCCGCTTCCCACTTGGCTTTGTTTTTAATGTAGTTGGCTTGATTATAGGCACTTTTGCCAACTTGTTCTTTCACCGTGTGATTTTCTGGTTTGATTTCGATTATTTCGGCACGTGTTTTTCCGGACTTGTTTGCGTACACAATAAAAAAGTCAGGAACATATATAGTGTACTTTCCGTCTAAAGGATTTCTATAAGGAATTTTTATGCTTTCGCTTGCCCACTTTGCAACAGCAGGATGCTCGTCGCACATTTTCATAAAGTGCCATTCCCAACTTGAACGATACAACGGAGTTTTAGTTCCTATGTACTTGTCAGGATTTTTTAATTCAAATTTGCCATGGGCAAAGTTTCCTAAGCGAGCCATTATGCAACGATGTTCCTCTTTGCCGGATTAGTTACAGCAGGTTCTACTTTTGAACCAAGTGCTGACGTTTTAATTCTATTAATGTTTAATATTTCACCAACAACGTTATCTAGTGTGTTACCTTGACCTTCTAGTTTTTTTAATTTTGATAATAACTCGAAAGGATTTACATCATCTAATTTACATTGCTTTAAAAAAATAAATGCTACGCTTCTAGCCGCACTTTCTTCCATTCCTCTTTGTGTAAAGAATGCAACAGTAGCATCGCTTTCACTTGCTTGAAATTGAAATTCATATTTGTTGTAGTTTTCAAAAAATCTTTTTGAATCAACAGAACTGTCGTTCTTTTTAAGTTGATCATCGATTGGTAAATTTGAATATGTAGGAATCATGTTATACTGCGCCGCCGTTTTTTGTTGTTCCGTCTTTGTTTATAGTTGAACCTTCTGTTCTTGAACCTGCAAAACCCGTAAAGGTACCTTGACTTGTTGTTCCAAAAGTTGTTGTCGTAAAAAACTGGTTTGTCGTACCATCTTTGCTAAATTTTGTTTCAAGATCAATCTTACCATCGGTCCATGCTTTTGTAACTGTTGCATCAATATCGTTTACTTTATCAGAAGCAGGTATTCTTATTGCATTATTAATTGTTGTTGTTACTGCTTTTGTACCTATATTAAGTAATTCACTTTTTATAGCACCTTTATTTTTTGATAATTCTTTTGCGTTCTTAACTGTGTTAACTGTTTTAATTGCTGTTCCAATAAAGTTTTGAGGATTAAGAAATGCGTCTCCACTCATTACATCGCCAAACACATCCAAGCCGCCAGCAAGCACACCTGTATCACCAAACAACGTTGCTGTTCCGCCACCCATTAATGATAAAGGCGAAGGTGTTGTGTCGTAATGTAGTTGTGCAAACCCATCCGGAGTTCCGATTTTAATACTTCCTTCTGCATACTTTATACCTTCGTATATAATTGTCATTCTATTTTCTGCAGGATTACTACTTGCACTGCTGAGTTGTGGACCTTCCCAACTTTGAATTATTGGATTAATTAAAGTGTATTCATAGAATTTATGTTGGCTTAATTGATAAATTGAAATACGATTAAAAAAGTTTGCTGTTACCCAACTGTGATAACCAAATTGATATTGTGATAATGTTGTTGCTTTGTTAGCACCCGGGCCAACATTTCTATATGCAGAATATGTAGGTTGTTGTCCTAACTCATCTGGGAAGTTAGAGTCGGCATAATAATTTTTAAAATACTGTTGCCACATACCACTTATTAAATTAGTATGGTCATCATGAAATGTGATGTTTACAGGAGTATACTGTACCTGTGTTTGAATATTTGTTTTTTTACCGTATTGATTTTTTGTTTCTGTAGTAACGTTTACGCCCGGAACATTACACTGTTTAACCAACATTCCTACTTCTATATTTGGTTCTGCTTTAGCAAATCCAAAGTTTCCTGGGGATCGTGCCGCCACTTCATTAATATCAAAATATACATGATATAAAAATTCAACCTTTGGCGCCAACGCCATGAAATTGTCAGTGAATAATCTTGCCGCGTGTTGATGATCACGCATATCGCCGTCGCCGCCGAATATACCACCTACTACATTGCCGAGAAATTTAGTTACTTTGCTTGCCATATTATTATTTAGTCATAAAAAAAGGTCGGTGATTTTTACGCCACCGACCCCTATAGATGACTATATGTAATTAGATTATTAGCCTGTTGCTAAAGTTCTAATTGTTCTACCAATCGCTGTACCAATACCATTTGGTTGACCTGCACCATTTGTTTGGATAGCGTTATCGTATTGTATTGACATTGTGATGTCAACTGGATTTGAATCACTGTATGTTAACTGATTGTAGTTAATGTCTTGTACAAAACAACCAACCAATTCAAATGTTTCAAGTACTCCTGGTGCATTTGCGCCATTACCACCATCTAGGATTTCAATTCTAGTTTTGAATTTGTAATCAATTCCAGATGCCGCACTTGATTGTTCGAAAAAGTCGAACTGTTTCTGTAACTGCTGACCAGCACTCTTACTTACAGCATTGTTTACATCATCACGTACAGTTAATGTAATTGGTTGCCATGTGTGCTTACCAGCGTAATAAACCTTTGAGTTGTAAACATCTAGTGCAATTGACTCAAAGTTTACGTTTGGTCTTGTTACGTCTATAATTTGTTTTGTTAGTTCAATGTTAGGAGCACCAGCACCAAAATTTTCTAAAGTAACACGGAAGCGATACTTTAGTTTTGGCATCAACAAGCCTTGTGAACTTGCTGATTGGTCACTCGCCAACGGAACTGTAAATTTGCTTAAACTTGAAATAGCCATCTAATTTGCTCCTTGTATATAGTTATTTATCACCATTATGAATTGCCCAAAGTTGCAATTTCACCTGTGTTCTTTAAGCGTAATGGAATGTAAATGAATTCCACACTCTTAACAGGCTCAATCGCTACATCAACATATAACTCGTTACGGTCAATTCTTGAAGGTGTATTGTTTGTTTCATCACACACAACTAAGAAGTCATACAATGCTCTCTGACCTACAAGTTCAAGTAATAAACTCTCAGTTGCTTGTTTGATTTCATCACGTGTGATTTTATCGTTTGGTTCAAACATAAATGGTTTAGCAAGTAGTGTCATTTGGCGTCTTAAGTATGCAACTAATCTTGCAACGTTAATTCTATCTAATGAACTAGCATTTCTTGCTCTAGTATATTGACCAAAGTTAACAAGTCCACTACCTGTGATAAATGTTAATGGGTTAATTTTAACACCAGCCATTGTATCTCTGATGCCATCGTTTAGTGCTACAGCATTAAACTCGCCTTCGCTGTCGATGTAACCAACACTTGATGCATTAGTAATACCACCACGTCTTGTACCTGCTGGTGCAAACCATGGGAACGATACCGCATCACTTACTGCAATAGTACGCATCATCATATGACTTGGAGGAACAACAATGTTATTTCCGTTTACATCAGTTGTTAAACCTGATGGATAAAACATTGCCATGTATTCATCATAACTTACAGCACCGTCTTCGCCATCTCCTGACGCACCTGCTGTGTTATTACCCCAACTTTGTAATGCTGTTGCAGATGGTTGTAATCTAAATGGAGTATCAGCAATAACAAATCCTGTTAAGCCTCTATCAACGTTTAGACTAATTAAGTTGTTTGTTAGTTCTGGATAACCAGGAGCACTTAACAATGTAAAGTTACGTGTTTCTTCATCACGTAATAAATCATTAGTGTCTACTGCACTTTGTAGAGCCGCTACAACTGTTTGACGTTGTGCTTGTCTACCAAATAATCCTGAACCGTCTGCTTTAACTGTGTTCCAACCAATCCAACGATTAGTTTTGTAGTTTGTCATTGCTTCGTCATTGAAGCGTGTGTTTTTACCACTGTTAGCAGTAATGTCAATATGACCTGCTACAAATTTCTTAACGTTAAAGCCTGAACGTCTTGTGTTCCATAACAACATACCTCTTGGATATAATGCTGGATCTGGAGCATCCGGGTCAACATAGTTTGAACTTAGCAAGTCTTTAATAGTTGCCGCTGTGTCACCTGTTGCACCTGAAGCACCAAAACGTGCATCTGCAAATAGTATACCATCTTCAGTTGTTTGATCTGTAACATCAATTGCTACCCACTCAGTAGCGGCGTTATCCCAACGATAAATTTTTGCACCGTACTCGTCAATGTTAGCAGTTGAAATCCAAATGTCACCATTTACTAGATCAGTTCCGTCTGATTGTCCACCAGTTTTTGCTGGAGCAGTTGCTGAAACAATTGGACCTTCTGGATCAGTTGTTCCTGCAAATGGACCATAGTTTAAATAACCTACCCACTTGCTACCGTCATGTACCATAAGGTCAACAGCATCTAAAGTTGTGTCGTACCATAATGTACCATCTGCTGGTGTGCTAGTTGGAGCATTATCACTTGCTTCGTATACAAGTGGTTTCCAGTTTGAAATTACAAAACCGTGATCATTATCCGCACCTGCTGTGTAGTAGTTAGGAGTACCTGCTTCTACACCTGCACTAGATCTTGACCAAGCAGTAAATCCTGCTGTTGCTAAAATACCATTACCGTCTGTAATTTTAATTTCGCCACCAAGTGTATGGCTAATTGTTAAGAAGCCGTTTGCTACACTTGCTGTAATGTTAGTAAACCCTGCCGCTGAAATTGCACTTGCAATATCTTCAACAGTTGTTCCGCCTACAGTAACAGTTTTTGCAGTTGAGAATACACTCGAACCTGCTACTGTTTCTGCAATAGACATTGTGTTATAACCTGGGTTTGCTGTTACAGTTGGGTTAGCACCCTGTTCTGTACCAGTAAC